CTGGGGTACATCGTTGCTTCGTGCGGTATCTCACCATGTCATGCCTGACACTGATGAGGCCGTCTTTTATCTCGCCCCTTAAGACAGACTGAAGCAACCCTGCTGGGTTGTAGATCAGCTTCTTAAAGTTGCGCGGTACAATGACAATACCGTCTCCTATCCTAACAACCTTACGAATCGGCCTAAAGACTCTATATAGCATAGAGCCGTTACGGTCAATTTTGTAATGCCACCGGGATAGAAGAGATGAGGGGACTCTAATCCCACTGTCATTATTCTCATCGAATGGAACGTAGGCAGTAGCAAACTGCCCATGTAAACCAGTTCGAAGATAGGCTACCGTATTTGGTAACCAAATGCCAGTAAGAGAAGACCACTCATTTAGCAGGTTGATGGCGACAAAGATATCTTGAGGAGTGCGTAGTTTACGAATGTAAACGCCGCGAACTGGTTGGCCATTAAACCAATCAGCCCCACAAGACTCTCTGAAGCGTCCTTCTGAAAAGGACTTCGTGGTGTTTGGCGTAAAACCAAGGATGTTAAGGAGACGGATAACTTGCCGATAAGCAGGCTTACGACAAATTAAGTCGTCCCCAAAACAACCCCAGTTTGCACGCCATCCATTACGGGGCTTTAGCCCTATAGTGGAATAAGCAGCACGAATAAGACACGTGAATATGAGAGTCTGCAACGGGAATGTGAAACCATTACCCATTGTACTTATCATATTCAAAGGCACAAGAGTATTATTGATTAAGGTGTTTGGGGATCTAAGTTCCATCAAGGTTTCGAAAAACCATGAGGGAAAGATCTCCTTACAGAGCTTAACCGATATACTATCTGAAGCAGATTTAAGATCGATAGTTGAAAATCGATCCTTCCTGCTCCCGATACGTGCAAGTAGGCGATTCCTATCAGGTTGAGAATCTAGATGTAGATCATACATACTAGACATTCTCTTCTCGATAAGAGCACCAAGACCTAACTGAAAATACATATTCAGAGAAGGCTCGGTACAAATCATCCTACTAGTGTCTTGACTTTTTGGAACGAAGCTACTCCTAGAGCCTGTGCATATTGTGGCGCTACCGTAGTTCTCGCAGCGGATAATCTCCGCAATTGAGGATTCTGGGTGCAACCAACAAAATGCCCTATACATTTTGTATAGATCAGCAGATGTTGTCGTCAGTTTAGAGCTATAGAGCTTAGCATACATGCTTTGCCCAGAAGCTCCGACTGACGATCCAGGACCCACACGTGCAAACTCCAAGATATCGGAGTAAGACTGTATGAGAGCTGAACCTCGTGGGTGGAGAAATGTATCAATCTCTCTAAGGAAGTTACCATAGAGAAGTCGATCAGATTCCCACTCAAGCTTGAGACTCCAGTCCTCGCATGTTTTATTGGATGCAAGGAACCCTTTAAGAGACACTTGATCTTGCTTATCAGCATTATCGGGAAGCCACTTTTTCAAGAGGCTACCCATTAGCTGGTTAGCAGCAAATGTCTTATAAGAGGCATCTGGTGCAATATCCCCTAGGCCTACAGGGCCGAACGGTAGATATTGGGAAACATCGGATGAACAGACTGCATAAAGAACATCAGGACTAAGGCCCATGAGATTCTCCACACACTGAACCGATACCAAACCCTAGACGGTAGAAGACTAGTGAGTCAGCTACTGAACAAGGGTCTCGACAAAATTGCCAATCGCAGAAAGTATGTGACCTTTAGGGCCACCGACATTCTGAAGAATGACAGTAGTGGCGAGGATGGCGCTATGATGATCCTTAAGCCATTGGATGAACTGACTCACGTCAGATTACTCCAGTGACAATCGTATCACCCATACTTGAGGAGATCTGATTAAGAACTCCGACAAGAAGGGACATAGCAGCCCGGCAGTTAGCCGCGTCGGCGATGTCAGCCCCAGCAGGCATGTCAATCACCAGCTTCGCAAGGAGCGTTGCCGGTGCCTGACCCGCCAAGGGGGTAACACCTTTCCGAACGAGGATAACATACGGGTTTCTCGGGACAGAGCGGAGAACACCAGTTACGGGATCAACCACGCTCAGAGCCTTAAGGTTCTGGGGACGTGAGAGAGTAACCGTAAACGGTCGGGTAGCCGAAGACGTCGCGTCAACACCAGTCTGCGTCCCGCCAATGGCGGTAACCGCATACTGTTTGCCAGCGCTAGTCGGAGGCGTATCCGCAGCCAGGGTATACGTCGGAGACGTAAAACCTGTCTGGGCCCCACCTGTAACAGGCGAGGTAACAGTGAAAGACATTGTCAGACTCCGTTGATGTAGCTAAGCTACATTATAACCTCAAGAAAGAGAGGAGGAATTCTAACAACATCTCAATCAATGACTCCGTTAAGGAACTCATGCTGGTTACCTTTCAAATACTGAATGTATTCGAGGATAATAGCACGAGTCTCAATCCAGAATAAATCCGGAAAGAGGTCAAACTGGAAATTTTCAAGGGGCAAGGTATGAAATTTCACACCAAGTTCCTTGTCAGTAACCAGGTTATTGACGAAGAGATGCATATAGAATCCTCTAATTCTTGAAGAATGGTACTAGAGGGAGTGAGCCTGCGAACATAAGCGCTCCAAGATTCTCCCAAGGCTTGATACTAGTAGGCAGTGAGAACTGCAAACTAGGTACAAGACTAGCGGGAGGAACTATAGAGCGCGTAAAATCGCAGACGCTCCAACTAGAGTTACCGCCGGAGCATCTACTTTGGTACATGTAGAAGGATGATGGAGGATAGAACTCCGGTCCCTTATCAACGACTGTATAGTCGGTGGTAACGAGATCCCGGGTAGTTCTAACACACCAAACCACACGTGAATCAAGTAGACACATCGCCTTAATTATATCCCCAACATTGAGGAAATAATCAAGAATGAACGAATATGGTAACAAATCCCAAGCCGTAGGTATCCAATTCTCTGGGAGTAAACCCAGAGACTGTTGAATACTAATAGGCCCAGATTGAGTTATCACATTCACACTACCTTTAAGCCGTTCTGTGTACCTAAGCGTTTGCTTCTTAAGTACACGGAGGGTTACAGGGCCATAGGTCAAATCGGATGCGAATCCGTTTGACCCGTCGTAAATCTCAGAGTCGTGGGCTTCGACTGGGGTGTTGTCTGATATATGACTACTTCTAGTCATAATAGCAGAAATACCGTCAGCGATGTCCGCGGCAAGGGGATTCCAACCAAAGGTCCATTCAAGGTAAGTGTCCGATAAAGCTTTCCTTAAGGAGGTTTTCGTATGTCGGCCCCTCTTCGCTTTCTTTAGCTTAGAGAAGTAGCCTAATACGTGCTCTTTAAGGGACTGCATCGGGTGCAAAGCACTGTGTATCGTTTGGCGCCAATCACCAATATCCTGACCAGACTCAACTGAGTTAATGGCAGTATTGGCTTTGTCGACAAACTTAGCAATGCAGCGGTTGCGAACGCGTGTAACAACATCAGGAGGAACGATAGGAAAACCGAGGTCGACATTATAGGCATTGCCAGAAATGACACCGCGGTTTGTATCGTACCATGGGGGTGAAGTAGACGTGTACTGAGCGGTAGCAAGGAGAGGATTGAGTTCAATAATGCGATAGGCACGACCACTCGCAGGAGTGGCGGCCTGAGCTTTACCGATCTCATATCTCCAATACGGATTCTTGAAACCATTCAAAAAGTCGGTTAGGTCAACATTGAACCTGCGACTTTGTTGGATGGAACCAGGAATCCCTGAATTAGTATAGGACTGTGATAAGTCCGAAACTAAATCAGCACCGTGAGGACGCGTTTTAGCATAAACTTCAGACACATGGCCTCCTAATAGAGGTTATCGTAGTAGCTTTCATTAGAGGTACAACCTCTAAGTTTAGCATTTACGAGAAGAGACTAAACCTAAACCGTTTGCTATGCGGCAAGGTTCAACTTAGGCTAGACTAATTTATT